AGGGAAAAGAAAAAAGAGAAAAGGAGAAAAAGACGGAAGCCTTATTCGCTTTAGGGAAAAACCCGAAGGAAAACCTAAAACGACAGGGGACTTCGCACGTCTAACTGGGGTTGGGGGGGTCGTTAAGCCCCAAAAAGGAAGTGAGCGCACGCCTATATTTTTTATTTTTGTAGGTTTATGACGCATAACTCACTTCCTTTTCCTTGCCAGGAAGCCCGAAGGCTTAAGAGGGGAGGATATGTTCCGTTAGGTAACACGTGCACGAGGTCGCGTTAGCATCGGGTTCTATGGTAAGCTCCGCGCCGTATTTATGCGCCGGAATGACAAAACGAGAGAGGTTATTGTCATTAGTGGCGGTTGCAAATTGACGGTAAGGATCGATACCAGTTTCGTCGAGTTCAACAGTGGGGTAGCCGCTCATGGCGGCGCCAGACGCATATTGATCGCAATGAAGCAACATAGGTACATTGGAAGAAAAGTACCATGCGCTATTCTTGCGTGCAATCTGACATTTCCCTGCTGCGTAAACAACGTTAGAAACCGCGCTAAACATTGCTGTGGATGCCTCCAGATCAACTTTGGCATTAGACAGTTCACATTCGTAGTCGACAAATAGTTGCCCAACACTGCTTTTGTTAGTGCCGAAACAAGCTACTACGAATTGTCCCGCGTAATAGTTAAGAGGATCGAAGGCCTGGCCGTCTGGGACGGCTAAGTAACGCGACTTGTTGTAGGTCCCTTGTGTAGGAATTTGCAACGCACACGGCTGTCGAATAGTACCCGTAACATTTCTAGGCAACGACTGAATGACACCCAAGTTTGGGAAATCACCGTCGTTGCTGTGGGCTTGTAGGTCCCACGCGAGACAAATGTTACCGTCGTTAGCTGTACTAGACGAGGACACAAAACGGAACGCCAAGAACTTAAAACGGTAACGGGAATAATTCTTGGCAACTTGAGATAGGATCGGGAACAAAACAACATTGCCTGGGCTAATGGCCCAGTTGTATAACGCTCCATTGTCGCCCGTCTCACAATCTACGTCAACATTAACGATTTCAGATTTCTTCACTACCTGAACTCCACCGCTATTGGCACCACCACGCCTCTGCGTTGTATCATACGACGCAGGTAAAGAACGTGTAGTGATGTCGGCTTGGAAATGCCTATTGGGAGGTATTCCAAGACGTTTGCCAACGTAGTACTTTCCCCTCTTTGCCCTTCGGGCACGACTCCTACCAACCGCTCTCACTCCACCTTTCGCCATCGCGGTCACCATACCGCGAAACTGAGGATTGTTCACCAAACTCTTAGCCGCTCCCGCCGCAAGCACTGCGGTCGACGCCATTTTTAAAAGGCTGTAATTTAAGATCACCTTCATAGCGTGTGTAAAGTCGTAATGAAAGATTTTTATCTTGCAGATATGTCAAATACCCGCGGGTATCCGTAGAAGACAAATCCAAATGTTGTGCATTACGAAGGGCATAATCATAGGCAAACTTCCGAACGACCTCTGAGTCAGGACAATGAACCACCAATTGGTAAAGAGAAACCAATTTAGCCAATTGGTCCCTAACGGTTCTACTCTTCTTGGTCCACCGCATCGAAGACGACAGTTTGTCAAAACTATATGTATATGACAATTGACCATCGTAATATATAGGTTGAGTGCCAACAAAATGACATTGTTTGAGACTCAAGGGAGAAAGCGAATGAAGCTCAGAGTAAATTCCCAGCTCATAACGAGAATCCACGAGGAATTGGGCGTTGTACACACCACTTTTATCAGACCAGATAAGGTCATCGCCACAAACGAAGTATAAAACCCGTTCGTGGAATTCCTTATAAGACCAGTCTAACTTAAAGGCACCGTATAGCATGGCCAAAATATTAACCAAACTATTGTCTACGGTGGTATTAGTATGACCACTTGGTTGACCGACAAGATGGAATACATGTCCGCCAGCCATAGTGTAGCCGTTATACATATGAATGTAATAATCGCGGATTCTCTCGGCGTTGTCCGGATCCAACGAACAACGCCAGTCACAAATTATCTCAACTAGCGCTAAGGGAACATTAGCGTCCCAACTGGGTCCATCATAATCGTATTTATCGCCTCCGAAAGATTCAAGGAGACGGTAAGCCGTAGTAAGATCAGGACCAGGGGTTATGTACTTAACAAACATAGGGGAAGTAAACAAAGCGTCTTCCAGGTAATGATTGACCTTACTGAAGAGCAAAAACCCTTCAATATAGTCATGTAAACCCGGAAATCGAAAGAATCGAGCATCCTTCCCTTTTGGACGCAGTTCGTCTTTTAAAGTCCCCAGCATGACATGCATACTGGAGTCTAAACGGATTCCAAACTTTTTAAGAGCCTGGAGTTTAGAGACGGCGCCCAAATGTTTCCACGGTAAACCGGCAGATTTGCCGCCGTGTTCAGCTGTTTGTAGTAACGTTTCGCACTCCTCTAAGGTCTCTAATCCACGACCTGAAGCAAGAGGAAACAACCAGTTGAGATAATTCTTGGCGAAAGGTAAAAACTCGGGGTTCAAACAACGTTGTGGATGGCAATACTTAGCCACGCCATTCCACAACGATGCAGCTGTAAGAGGAGCTGGTTCATAGGGACCAGTCTCCTCTTGCAGCGGTAACAACTTACTGGGCTGCAACGGCCCCCCCCCTACGCTTGCCACCAGAAATGGCAGCAACGGGGTTGGGACGTCCATAACGCGTCCGCCTGCGAGCGGACTCAGGGGAGCCAATGGTTTTTGCAGGAGGATTGCTTCCTTTATTGAATTTTTCACGAAAAAATTTGATGTGATCATCCGTGAATCCTTCAAACATGTTAGTCGTAGAACCTCCCGCACAATGTATTCCGAGAATGTTCTCTCCAGAAACAACAGGGCTACCACAATCGCCATTTTGTGACGAATATGTAGCCTGACACCTACCTGAAGCCTCTGCGATCGTAATGGTACCTTGAGTAGTATGAACAGCATCCAAGTGCGACCGCATCATTACCTGTGTTCCCTGCTTAGGAATAGCCATCCTGGAACACTTATTTTGTTGAACACCGGGTAAGAAACACGCAACATAACGCAAATCGTCACCCAAATCGTATCGTTTGTACGAAGGAACAGGATACGAAAGTAACAAAGTGCCGAAACGAATCAACACAGTCTCACCTTTAGCTAAAGCCATAAGGCCCTCAGTATCACTGTGTTTGCAGGTCAGAAATCCGCCTGCTATTGGTGTTATGTTGCAATATGGTTGGTTAGAGATCAAAACGGTACACTGTAAAGCATTGACATGCTTTATAGAATTGGGTAACTGAGATTCTGGAACGGGTTCAAAACGTACCCGTTTTGGTTGCGCAATATGAACTGGAGGTGAAGAAACGGGAATAGGAACTATGGTACTGGAGTCATTCATTGACTCCTGTACTGCCGCTATTGTAGTCGGAACGTCTTCTTCCTTCTCTTTACCTTTGTTCTTCTTACGCTTAGCCTCCATGTACTTCGGACTGTAATCGTCACGCTTGTGCTCACGAGGCTCATGTGAAAACAGGTCGAGACCAAACCTTTTGCCCATGTTGTACTCGACACGATCGTCGAGTTCATCCCACTCGGGCCAATCTACTTGTTTGATATCCTCGTACTCGTCTTCATTGTAATCACAAGAACACGGCTCGTCTTGGAACACCCAATTCATCCGCACCCTCTTGTTGTCGCTAGGGCGACAATCTCCAGCATCCTGGAACTCTCCGTAGGTATCAAAGTTGTCCGCATCATAGTTATACCTACGCTTGCGCCGGAAGTGCCTTCTGGACTCCTTTACTTCCTTTTCAACTTCTTCCATGCGAGAAAAAATTTTTCGCATCTTGTCTGAAAGCTTAGACATAAGTCGAAAACTTTCAAAGTGAAAAGGAACTCCCGCACCATACGTCGCGTTCATTAATTGTTCAGAGGTCTGAGGAGGTACTGGCGAAACGCCAAGTATAGGTCGCCCCCCCCCTAAACTATAATTATAATGATAAGGAATCTCTACACCACTCACTGGCGGGGCCACTGGATCTGGCCCAGGTCCGGCAACTACTGTATCGACAGCGGGTGCCGCCAATCCCGGCGGCGCTGCTGCTGGATCACCTGGCATCAATGTTGAAAGATCAGGCATCTCAACACTGTCGAGCCACGCTGACCATGGTGTTAACCACCACGTCACTACGGGGAAAGGCATTGCTATTACTTGTAGTAAGACAAAATGCCACTCTCTACCCGGGTTCCGATATCGCAACACATCATCAATAAGTTTGATGTGCTGTAAGTCTCTCTGCATTTTATGTTGATTATAAAACGCAACAAGAGTCAACCGATGGGCTTTCATATTTCGTATGAAAGTCCCGGAACGCAAGTAGACCAATGCCGTAATAACAATTGGTATCACGTTTATACAAACGTGACACCAATACGGCAAGCCCACATAGGCCCATACCAGTCGATACATCCACGACACCGCGCTCACGAGCGCGAGAATTAAATTCTCAAACGCTCGTTGTTTCCACGTCGCACTGGCGGCAGCAATCTTCCCTGGGATACTTGATGCTTGTTCAGCAATTTTCCCCGGAAGACTCGTTGCTTGCTCCGCCATCCACGCC